CCTTCTCGATCGGCCCAATGCAGCGCGCCGCACTTTCGCCCCGCGTTCCGTGCCTAAACTCACGGGTCACATCTTGCCGCCTGACAGCCTGTTCAACCGGCATCACTCCCACCTCTTGTGCTCGCCGTGAGCCCTATGCAGGGCTGATGCATACGCAACGGTCATCATATGGCACGCCCGCCGTTCTGGCGTCAAGGGATGGTCAGGAGGCAACACGCGCGGCGGGCGGATCAGGCGCTTGAAGGGCTCGGGTCCTGAAACGGGCTTGGGGTGTGCAAGCCCGATCTGGGATTGGATGTAGCGAAATTCGTTGATGAACTCTGTGTGCTTGATCATCCGCGCTAGGTTGCGCATCCAACGGTAAATGGATTTCTCGTCACGCCGTTCAAAGGTTGCGCTGATGAGGTGAAAGGGCTCGTCGCTATGCACGACCGCAACCATGGCGGCCAAAAGCCTAACCCTGACCTGCGTGTTGTCGTGACTGAGGACCAGCGACCGAGGCCGCGCGTATAGCTCGCAGACAAGGTCTAGCGCCTGCTCTGAGGTCAGGGTGTATTCGGCCTGCGGGTTGAACCGCTCCCGGAGCATGTTGCGGATGCGTATCGACACGGGGGATCTCCGAAAAGGACCGGGGCACGAGGCCCCGGCCAAGGGTCAGGGAGGAACGCCCCAAGGGGGACGGTTGGAAGGTAGCCGTGCTGAGGGTGGGTGTCAAGCATTCGGGGCCGTTCTGGGTAAATTGGTAAATTGATAAATTGCCCTGGAAATGAGGGGAGAGGGGGAGGGAGTGTCAGAGAAGAGAGAAGAGGGACTCTATATAATAAACTAAAAAACCCCCCCCTTTATATATAGAGAGGCCCTCAGACGCCCGTGTTCTGGGGCTTTTGGGGCTGCCGGTTATTTTGCACGGCCTCGGGCAATAACAAGTTGCTTAACCCCCAAAAAAATCAGATGTCTGAAGTTTTCTGATGCAATGGCTTGACATTAACCCCGGCGAGGGTTAACCCCTGAAACAAATCGGGGGCGCACCGCTGGCAACGGCCGCCCCCATGATCAACCCTCTAATGATGGAAGCGAGGGCCGATGTCTGACCCTATATCATACGAGTATGCGCGACGCTACACCGAGCACGGCTGGAAGCTTGTGCATATGCCCGCCGGAACCAAAGCACCGGCGACATTTGGATGGCAAACCCGGCCGACTGACCCCGAGCACTGGCTAAAGCACCCGACGCACAATATGGGCTTGCTGCACGGCCTGTCGGGAACGTGCGCCCTCGATATCGACCACATGCCCCACACGCGCCTGATCTGTGAGGCGCTCGCGATCGATCTAGACGCAATCCTAAGCACGGCCCCGCGCATTGTAGGCCGCCCGGATCGCGGGAAGGTTCTATTCCGTGCGCCCGAAGGTGAGCCCCTCACCACGCGAAAGCTATCCTGGCCCGTCGAAGGCGCGACCCGGATATCTGAGGTCGTTTTCGAGCTGCGCGCGGGAAGCGTGCAAGATGTTCTGCCGCCCAGCATCCATCCCGACACTCTCAACCCGTACACTTGGGCGGGGGCTTCCTGGCAGGATCTCCCGCTAGTGCCTGAGGCGTTACTTATCATCTGGCGCGAGTGGGATCGATTTCGCCCGCAATTGGCAAGCCTGTGCCCGTGGGCCATCCCGACACCTAGACCGGCCCCGCGAAAGCGGCACCCGGAACAAGTGAGCGTGATCGATAGTTACAATGCATCCGTCACAATCACGGACGCCCTGGAGAGTGCGGGCTACCGCCAGATCGGCAAGCGGTGGCTAAGCCCCAATTCATCGACCGGCATCCCCGGTGTCGTGGTTTTCGACGATGGCCGAGCGTATTCGCATCACGCCTCCGATCCCTTCGACCCGGCGCATGCTTTCGATGCCTTCGACGTGTTTGCCCATTATCAGCACCTTGGCAACTTTAGCGCGGCGGTTCGCGCGGCAGGGGAACTCCTCGAAATCGAGCGCCTGCCCGTATATGAGGAAAGTCCCGAGGACAGAGAGCATCAAGCCGCTGGGGCGCGCATATTCGCCGCCTGGGAGGCAAACGCGCTTGATCAGGTACCACCCCACCTGAAAAGCATTCCGGGCGTTCTAGGGGCTGCTGTGGCCTATAGCGCCAAAACAGCTTTTAAGCCTCAACCGCAGTTTGACGTGCAGGCGGCCTTGGCGCTCGGTAGTGTGGTCATGGGCCGCCGGTTCGTGACCAGCCATCGCAATATGACAAGCCTGTTTTTCCTGAATGTCGGCAAGACTGGTTCCGGGAAGGAACACGCAAACACGGTTATTGAAGATATCCTGGAAGCTGCGGACCTCATGAGCCTGCGCGGCCCGAATGGCTACACCTCGGCCACGGGCGTGCTGTCGAGCCTAGTCGCCCAGCCTTGCCACATTGCCATCATCGACGAATTTGGGGCCATGCTGACCAGTGCGGCTGCGCGCGGCAATCAGCATAAGGCCGATTCATTGGTGATGCTCATGGAGGCGTTCGGACGGCAGACTAAAAGCCTTCGGAACCAGGGATATGCAACGCTAAGCTTAACCCAGGCGCAAAAAGAATCGCTGCAAGTGTCGATCAAGCACCCGTCGATCACATTGCTAGGCATGACCACGCCTGAAACGTTCTACGAGGCAATCGGAGGCAAGGACGTTGCGTCAGGCTTCCTCAATCGCTTTGTGATTGTGGAGAGCAAACGCCCGCGCGAAGTCTCCCGAAGCCCGGCCGCCATCCCGGTGCCGCCTGATCTGGTGCAATGGTGCAAGGATTGCGCGACGGCACAAGCGCCTGGCGCGGGTAATTTGCAGGATATCGGATATGATTTCCCGCCGGAGCCTGTCGTGGTGCAATTCTCCGAGGCGGCTGTGCGGCTCTTAAGCGACTATGAGGCGGACTTAATCAACCGGCAAAATGCCCTTCCGCCAGTGCGAGCCGACATGCTGAACCGGTCGCGCGAAATCGCGATGCGGGTTTCTTTGATCGTCTCACGCAGTCTTGGAGAGGGCGAGATATCAGAGGCGGCGGCTCAATGGGCGATTGATTATATTGACTTTTATGCCCGGCAGACATTGGAGGCAATGGGCGAGCACTTGGCCGAAGGCGATACAGACGCCTTGCGCAAAAAGACTGCGGCAGCAATCATGGCGGCCGGAGAAACTGGCCTGAAAATGAGCGAGCTGTTGAGGCAAGTCCCGAAGTTGGGCAATCTCAAAAAGTTTGAGCGGGACGGGTTGCTCGCCATGATTTGCGATGACTACCCGATAGAGCGGATCGTTATGAAGCCCTCAGGCCCCAAAGGCGGGCGACCTTTCATCATCCATCGCAAGGTTGCAGATAAGCCGCAAGGCGAGTGATGGTCGAAACCCGAATGTTTTCAACCTGACCGCGCTGGATCTTGTAGAGCGTTCCAAGGCTGATGCCGGTTCTGCGGGCGACCACCGTGATCTTGCGGTCGCTTAGCGCGGCGATGATTTGATCTGTTGTCATGATGCCCTCACTGGTAAAAAATTATCATTGCCGCTTGACATATTGCGCGGTCGGCGTCAAGGTTGCGGCGTGAGAGTGACAGAACCGGAGACATAAACACATGACTAATGACAACATCTCAGCCCTTGCCCGCGACTGGATCGAGGCCAAGCGCGCCGAGGAAGCCGCACGGGCGGAACGCCACGCGATCGAGGAACAACTGGCGCAAGCCCTCGAAACAAAGGACGAGGGAAGCATCACTCACGTCGTGGGTGATTATAAAATTACCCTACGTCAAGGGCTTGCCCGCAAGGTGGACCCCAACACATGGACACAAGTCGCCGAGCATTGCCCGCCCGATATGCGGCCGGTCAGAATCAAGCTGGAAGCCGACGCGACCGGCTGCAAGTATCTGGCGGCAAACGAGCCCGAAATCTGGCGCAAGATTAGTGCTGCATTCGAGGTCAAGCCGCAAAAAATCGGAGTGCAAATCCGATGAAATTTTTGTTGGTCTTGGCTGTGTCGTGGGCGGTTTCCGCCTGCGCACACCACCCGAAGCAATGCTACCCGGGGATTGAACGCGAGCCGACGCCCTGGAAAGTGACAGTACTAAAAAAGAGGAACACCACCAATGGCAATTGATCTCACAAAACTTGAAAAGCCCGCCGGGCAAAGGCCCATCATCGTTACCCTATTCGGCGAGGGCGGCATGGGTAAGACTACGCTGGCGAGCATGTTCCCGAGCCCGGTATTCATCCGCACCGAGGACGGGACTGCATCTTTGCAAGGCGCGGACCACGTGTCCCTGATGCCGCTGGCTCATAGCGTGCAAGACGTATTCGACCAGATCGAAGCACTGGCCACGCAAGATCACGAGTTCCGCACGCTGGTGATCGACAGCGTGACCCAGCTCGCCACTATGATTGAGCACGAGATTGTGGCGGGCGATCCAAAGGCCAAGTCGATCGCGCAAGCGGGCGGCGGCTATGGCGCGGGCTATTCTGCGGCGGCTGAACGGCACCGGCAGATCAGGGAGTGGGCCGGGAGTTTGGCATACGACAAGGGAATGAATATCGTGTTCATCGCGCACGCTGATACGGAGGTTTTGGACCTCCCAGACTACGACCCATTCGCGCGGTACTGCATCCGCATGCATCGTAAGAGTGTCCCGCACTATACGGACAACGTCGATGCCGTTTGCCTGATCAGGCTAAAAACCCACGTCGTGGGCGATGAGGACAAGCGCCGTGCGATATCGTCAGGAGAACGCGAGATCATCTGTCACCCGCAAGCATCATCGGTGACGAAAAATCGGTTTGCGATTTCTTCACCATTGGGCTTTAGTTTTGACTCAGGCAATCCTTTCAGCGAATGGTGCAGCAAATGACCCTTGATGAATTAGAAGATGAGATCCGCGAAAGCGTGCACGAATACCTGAAGTTACCAACAGCACGCGGGGAGAATCACGCGGGCCAAGTGTCAGCGGTCTTAGCCCTAGTGTTGGCCCAAGTTATCGCGGCGAC